ACCTGATTACCATAGGTAGTCGATCCAACAGAGTGGTTGAAATCAAAACAATATCCAGACGCAACTCTGTTATCAAATACCGTGACGTCTGGGCCGTCTCCAATAATTCTTACACCTGGTCGTTTAACGCCGCTGGCGTTGTAGCTAGTGATAGTTGAAGTAATTCGATACGTTCCGGCTGGCGCATGCACTGGGCGACCGTTTGCATAGGTCAAAGCAGCCTGAATCGCCGCCGTAGAGTCAGCCACCCCAGTAGGATCGGCACCAAAATCAAGCACACTTACCGATTCACGCAGCTTGCTCTGCACATCGGTCGCCACCGCCCCAGTCCCGGCTGGCGTATACGCCACCGCCGATGCCGTGATCGATACCGGATTTATCTCGGTGGTGCCAGTCACGAAGAGCAACTCATCGCCAGCAACAGCACCGGCTGTGAGCGTGATAGAGCTGGTCGAGGTTTCTGCGTAGTCCGAGACGACGGTCAACCGCAAGCCATTCAAGTACACCGCAAGCGTGTTAGCGCCTGGCATGTACTGGTTGGTGAGATTGAATACAGTCTGCCCAGCCGTGGCGACGCTGGCCTGGATCGTGTAGCTGATCTGAGATAGCGCCTCGGAGCTTTGTGCATACAGCACGACAATGGTCGTGCCACTTGGCGGGGCGCTGGTGAACGTCAGAATATTGCTACCGTTCGTGAGCGTGTAATCGACCCCAGGGGTCTGAGTGACGCCGCCGATGCTGACGTGCAGACTAGCCTGGCCCGATGGTGTCTTGCTCAGCGTGTAGACGGTTGTCGCGCCGTTGCCAGTAAACACGTCGGCAACAGGCAATTCGAGTTGCTGAGCCGCTGCGCTATCGGTCGAGAGCTTGCTATAGACAAGACGGCGATTCTTGTCGCGGACCGTTATCGAGTAGTCGGTCGCCGAGAAGTACACCATGGCCGGCGAGCCATTGCGAACCGCATATCCGCCAGAGGTGCGAATCGGTTGAGCCGCTGGCGTTTCGAATGTCGAATCCCAGTAGACCGTAATCGGATTCGTCTCCGGATTCTGGCCAGCTACGCCGAAATACAGATAGCCATTTTCAAGCGCCGAGCCATCGACATCGAGATAGATCGGAAAGGGGGAGGTTGCGATAGCGGTCATTTATCTATTCCCTGCAAAACGTGCGACTTCCCGGCTTGAGCTAGGAATGTTTGATTGGCGCCGAAGCAATTCTTTCATGGCGGAGATTGCGTTTTTCTCGTTGATGCCACGGGCACGCTCAACAGCAGACCCAATCGTCCTTGCAGCCAACCCAACTAGGCCGCCTTGTGTTGCAGCTTGCTGCGCTCCTCTGATTCCAGATGTGATGGCTTGCTCTGTTTGGCCTTTGAGGCTTGTTTGCGCGACTGCACCAAACATGCGATCAATCTCGTTACCAAACATCAGTTGATTTAGCACGTCATCATTAAATTTGGCGCCATATTTCGCTGCGGTTTCGTTGGCTAGGTTAATTGCATTGAGCATCTTCACGCGGCCCTGGTTGTTGCTTGTCAAAGATCGCGCAGCGGTTCCGATAGCCTTGGATGCATCTGGCATATCTAAATCGATCTTTGTGCCTACCGCGTCTTGCATAGCATCCAATGCTTGCTTACTGGCCGAGTACCTGGAATTGGCTGCTGCATAATCTGGATTGATGTCTGTAAGAGTCTTATTTAGATTTGCTCGCAAGCCTTTGACAATGCGCTCCGACTGCGCCGACAATGGGTTGGCAAGGTTCTTTTTTGCGTAGGATACTTGCGTATCCAAAAACCTTTTGGCCGTGTGAACCCCGTATGCGTCTGGCGCCTGCACGTTGCTTAGACGGTCAAGCACGTTATTAAAGAGTCGCTGCGAAGCCCGGTCGCCTTGCAATTCAGACCCCTTGAGATTGGCACGCGCGACGCCTTTATTGTCAAACTCAACGCGCACACCCATCGATTCGAGGTCTTGAACAAACTGGTTCATTGGGCCAGAAACGTCAATTCTAGCGCCTTTAAGTTGCTGCTCTGCAACGCGATTAATCATCTCGCCAGCGTCGCGTCGATTTGAGTCTAAAAACTCGATTCTCTTATCAATGTTTTTCCCAACGATATCGTTTGGGCGGTTAGTCATAGCAAATTTTTTATTCTCTTTGCCGGCCTCATAAAGATTGATCATCTTTAGCATGTTGCGCCGGTCATCATCACTCGCGGCCTTAATCGCCGTGACAACACCCGGATCCCATCCTTGCTTTATCAACTCTCCGGCCATATTGTCGCCAACAACTTGGGTTCCGGATAGTCGATATCCGACGTTAGCCTCGTTGTACGGATCGTCGATGATAGATTGTTTGATCTTCCTGACTTTATCTGGCGTCAGCTTTTCGCGAGCCGACGCGATCAGCGAGCGCGCCGACTCGCCAATCGTTGGCTCTGGCATATTTGCGGCGGGCTCTAGCGTCGCTGGCATCCCAAGCTCTCCAGCCCTGACCGACGGCGATCGAATTCCGGCACCTTCAGGTGCTGCCACCCGTGCTGCCGCGCCAAGTCCAGCGCGAACCAATCCTGGGGCGAATGGCGCTACACCGCCTGCAATCCCTGCCGCAATCTGAGCCCCTGTTCCTCCACCCATCTCCGCCGCTGCCTGAGATGCTCCGCCTCCGATGGCACCTCCTATCACTTGCTTGCCCGCTTGCTCCGCAAGAGTTGCCCCAAGTTGCCGAGCCGCCGGGGATTTGGCAAGCGCCTGCGCTGCCATGCCCACAGCAGGCACTGCCGCGCCACCAGCCGCCCCTCCTGCAATGGATTGCAAAATCCGCTCAGCCTCGGTGTCGGCCTGCGGTACACCAATGCGCGTCAGCAGGTCGCCCATAGCGTCCGTCGGAGTCTTGTACCGCGTGCCTAGCAGCGAGTTAATTCCAGACACCAGCGGATCGCCAACTAGTTGCGCCAAGCCGGCAGCCCCAGCACCAGCAATAGCCCCAGGTATCGCGCCAACCCCGGCAAACGGCGCGCCGGCTGCCGCGCCAAGTGCGGCGCCCGCAGCAATAGGCGCCACCCCTCGAGTAACAGCCCCGCCAAGCCCTGCGACGGTTGTTTCTGGTGGCGGCGCTGGCTCGGCCGGTTGCCCGCCAAATTGCTTGGCGATAGCCTCGTAGTCTACTTGCTGAGCTGATGGCTCGCTTACGACAGACCCGCCAAACTCTTTAGCTATAGCAGCGTAATCAATTGCCATTAGAGCCCCGCACGTCTTTTGAATTGATCGGCTGCCTGTTGATTAGGAAACGCCAGCGTCTTACCGTCAGGTGTCCGTACTGTAACCGAACCTGGCTGTGTTGAAGTCTGGGCTGCCGTTTTATCAGACGGCTTTCTGTTAATCATTTCCTGCCATTCGCCAACTGTAGCGCCTGGCCTTGATAAAAACACGACTTGTTCGTTAAGCCGATTCGCAAGCTTTTCCTGTGCGGCTTTTTTATTGACAAGCCATTTCCGCAAGTCCTTCGGCTGCAAGTTGGTAGGAAGTCCGGTATCTAGGGCGAGGTTCAACTCGCCTTGAGTCAGTGACCCGAAAGTTGTAGCCCCAACAACGTCCAGACCTAGCCTATTCCTTACGTTTGCCAGCTCAATACTGGCAGTCTTGACGTTTGGCAACTTGCTAGCGATAACGCCAGTTTCAGCGCCTCTATCAATAGCAGAAATCGCTTCGTCAATGTTTGAGATGTTACTTTTTGCCTTGTTTAGTGACTCGTAAGAATCTTTTGCGATGTTCTGGGCGATAGTCGCACCTTGCCTACCGCCAGCTCTAGCAGATTGCTCTCTTGTTCCAAAATTACTGGCTGCACTAATCGCATCTGATCTGGCGTTACCTGAAAGCCTATTGCCTTGATTGTCTAGCACAAGAGATTGCCCGTCTTTTGTGATGATAATAGACGTTCCATCAGGCAATATTTGGCTAGATTGAACCTGTACGCCACCATCCCGCGCGGCCTGCACCTGAGCTAACCCGGCGGCGATGTTTGCCTCTTTTTCTCTTAAACTAAGCTTGGCAAGTTGCTCAGCATATCGAGCCTCAACTTCTGCCGATCTTGCTTTCGCCGCCTCGTATTTCTCTTTGCTTCCGAACAACTTTCGATTGCGAAGCTCTTCGGCATCTTTGCGTATATTTTCGACAATTTTCTCGCCACCAAGCTCGGCAACTTGTCCGCCTAAAGCTACCAGAACATAATCAGGGTCTTTTTCGTATTCGCTTTGCAATTGGTCAAAGTAAGTCAGCGCGCCAGGGTTGTCGCTATTAGCAGCCCTTTCTCTATCCAACGCTCTCAGGAATGTTTCTTTGTTTCCGCTTTCGGCTGCATAAAGGATTCGAGTCGATTTAGATCTGGCCGCTGCCTTTTGATCGTCTGCCATAGATGTGGCGAACGAAAGGAATGCCTCGGCTTGTTTTGGATTGCCAAGGATGGCGGCCCGCCTGTGATCTTCGATAGTTGCATTGGGGCTTAGTGCTCGCTCAAAAGCATCCTGCCTAATCCTCTCCTGCTCCATCGCCTGCTGTTGCTCAAGCGCTTTCTGCTGCTGAGCCTGTTTATAGGCGAGCGCCTCCTGCTCGGCAGCGGCAATGCCTGCCCCGAGCTTAAATGCCTGCGCGCCTGCCTCGAGCGGCGTCGGTACGTTTAGACTGTAGTCGAAAGGCTGCGCCATGTTTATGTCCTGAAAAGGTCTCGACCGGCTTGATACTGCTGCAAGGCGGCAGGAATGTTAAGCGCTTGAGCGGCGCTCCTAGCCATGCCAACTGTGCCGAGGGCCTGTGCTTCACCTTGAGAGGCTAATAATTTACCGATGTTTGTAGCAGCGCCTGCGCCAAATTCGCCTTGCATAGCGGCAGATGACTGCCCAAGTTTGGCAAGCGCTCCGGTAGTTTCGAGTCCAGTCCCAGCAAACCCGCCGAGCCGCTGATACTGCTGGTCGATCAACTGTTGCAGCATGGCCGGACGAAACTGCGCCAGCGCTGCCTGCACGTTACCGCCTCGCAAGCCCCCGGTGGCCGATGCGCGTTGCAGGATAGCTTCCTCACCCTGGCGGGCGAGTGCCTGATACTCGGGCGAGGCCTCGAGATTGCTAATCATTGCGCGCTGAGCTTGAGGACCACGCAAGCCGGAGAGCTCTTGCTGTTGCTGGAATGCCTGTAGCCCTGCTCCCATGTACGGAGCAAAGTTACCTAAAACACTCTCACCAGCCGCAGCGAATGGCGCCAAAGCTTGCCGAGTGGCATCGAATTGCCGCCGCTGCTCTTCGATGCCAGCTTGCGCGGCTTGTGCCTGTTGTTGGCTTGCTTGGTTTGCTGCGTAACCCTGTACGCCTGCGTTTAATAATTGCCCTGCGACTTGCTGCACTGCTGGCTTGCCTAACCAGTCCATTAGACCAGATGACGCCATCTGAGATCCTCCACCTAGCGCCGGTGCTGCAAAGTTACTAGCCCCCACGCCTGCCATTGTTAACGGGGCGGCCGCTGCTGCCCCAGATCCAACAGTCCCCAGTAATCCAGGGGAAGCCCCTAGAGCGGCCTGCTCTATCCCACCAGCAAATAGTCCGGCGCCAATCTCAGGGGCTGCTGCAGCTGCTGTTCCTGCTGCGCCTGCTGCCGCTGCTCCAGGGGCAAGTGCGCCAAGCACTAAAGGCGCTGCCGCGGCCAATACTGGCAAAGTTCCCTCAGGGTTTAGGAATCCTCTTAGCCCAGAGTCTGAGCTAGGCCTATCAGCCAGCTCTATAGTCCCGCTTCTATTAACAAACGGATTCCCGTCTTGTTGGCCTAGTGCTTGGCGCTTTCCGCTGCTATCAGTTGGTAACTCTTGAAAGCTGACCCATTTCCCAGTTTGTGGGTGAATGAATAAAGCCAGCCCACCTCCTCTTCCTTGAAATCCTGAAGACAAAGATTCCGCTAGATGCGTATCGGTGACAGTAACAGGTCTGCCTGATTGAACTGCTGCCGATGTGTCGGGCATCGGTAAAGGCATAGTCCTAACCGGACTATAACCGTGTCTGCCGCTTCCGCCGCCGCCAGTAATTACTTCAGTCACTGGCTTGGCTGTTACAGGCTTGCCTTGTCTATATGCAAGAATCTGACCGACATGTGGACTCCAACCAGGCATTATTCTTCCCCTTCTTCGCGCTCTTCCCAAGCTTGGCAAACGCGCAAGTTATGGCAGATAAAGTCGAATTTCTCGCAGAATCCGCGCCCGCCTGCTCCGGTGTCGTATCTGTTGAGCGGGATCCGCTCCATCTTCGCCTGGAATGTAGTGTCATTCTGGAAGTATTCGCAGTTAGCGCAGAAACGCCGCCGCGCTTCTTTCTCGGTCACCTGCCAAGCCTTGGCCATCTTCGACCAGAACGGCTTATTCGCGTCCGGCTGGATCTCAGGAACGAGCGGACCTAACGACCACTGATCGATGACCATCTTAGTATTCTTGGCATTCTCGGCTGTCGTGACAAACGGCTCTTCAGCCTCGAAGCCTGCAAACTTGCCGAGCACCAGAGCGGGTAAGCGCGCCTTGTCCATTATGTAATCTCTTGGCCGTTGATACGAATAGTCAGTGCCGAAACTGCGCTAGCAATCGTCGAGACAAACCCGCCATTCTCTAGCACCTGGCCAGACAGCTCAGGGCAAAGATATGTCTCGCCAGGGACGATGGTCTTGACGTTGATAACTCGGTTGCTTGCCCCGGCTGAGCCAGCGCTAGGCACTAGGTTCACCGACACCGTTCGGTTCACCGTGTCATTGTTGGTGATGCTTGCCTTAGTAATCAGCGCCCGGCAATTAACAGCCGTGTATTGCGTGGTTTGAACCGCCTCAAGATACTTGCTATCTAGTAGCGCTTTAGTTGTTACTGCCATCTTTTACCCTCAATCACACGTCACGACACTTAAAATTGCCGACGGGATCGCCGGAACCGGTGCGGCTGCCGCCTGAGCGACGATTTGTACTGCCGTGTCATCTACGGACCACATCAACTCGAAATAGTCGCCTGCTTTGAGCTTTGAGACAAAATTCCAAGCCGCCACTAGCTCTCCATCCGTGCTTTTTAGCCGCACCTGACTCGCCGAATTAGCCACATCAACGCCGTTGATCCTGTACCAGATAAACGCCAGATGATTACCCCCGCTGGTGTTATCAAGCTGTGCGGAAAACTGGAAGTTGTACGTAGCCTCGGTGTCTACATAAATTCTAGACGTAGGTGACCCTATGTATACACCAGATGATAGGTCAGTGCTATTAAAAGTTATTGCGTAGGCAGTGTTAATGGCCGCAGCAGTCTGCGTGCTCGTGTCGTAAAAATTGCCAAGCCGCCTACGCTTTGGCTGTTGATCGATCAGCGATAGCGCCGCCAAGCCGTCTATCTCATCCTGTAGGCGTTCAATCTTGGCCGACAGCGTGTCGTCGTATTTCAGGCCGAGCGACTGCACATCGCTATCTATCCTGGCGAGTTCGCTAGATAGTTCATCAACCTCACCCTGTAAACTACCAATCTGCGCAGCAGTGTCACGACTAAGCGCGACGATATTGCCTAGCGCTTCCTGAGCCTGCGACTCGCCAATGCCTGCGTCCGTGTCGATAGCCGGAAGAATGATCGTCGTTGTTGTGTCGACTGTCCTAAATAGCTGCTCGAATTGCTTGATCTGCTCCGGGTCTTTTAGGAACGACGCCAGCTGATCGCGAGTTAGGCCGAGTTTATTAGCCATTAGTAAGCCAGCGCCTCAACTTGAGCCTCGAGCCTAGCAAGCGCCAGGTGCGTCTGCGTATCGCCTTGGAAGCGCTGCGCCCGGAAGTTGCGCATGTGCCCCTGGCCGAACCACGCCAGCCGCTTAGACCGATCGCCCTGCACGCCCGCCTTGATAAACTTCGGTTGGCTCCACGTCACGCCGTCCGTCGAGTAAGACGTGCTCAGCGTTGGGTCTGATCCTGATGCAATGCGACCAGTTAACGCCACTAGCTCAAGCTGATGCAAGATGGCCCCGCGTCCCTCGGCATACAATATCGAGGTGGCAAACTCCCACCGAACCGTCGCGCCCCAGTGCGTGCCCACTGTATTGGTGAGCGTGCCGAATGCGTAGGACGTCGGATCGCCTACCCACCAGGCGTTGTAGACCCACACGAAGTTGCGCGCGCGGTATTGCGAGTAACCAGACAGAGCACTTGTGAGCACGGTCCAGATAGGCTGTTGTAGCGCCTGCGATGCGGTGGCGTCATAAACTAGCGTGCGGTCCGGAAGGTGCACATATAGCAGCCGCTGGGCCTTGTCGTTGCGAGCCTCCATTTTGGTGATGGATAGCTCGGCCTCGGTGTAGTTCAATAGCAGTCGGTCGACTTCCTGCGAGCTAATTTGCCTAGCCTGGCCATTCGCACCGATATAAATGGCAGGAGCTTCATTCCGACCACTGCCCAAGAATGCGATGGCATCCTCAAACACACAGCAGGCAAATGTTCCCAAACACCCCTTCGTAATCTGCGCGCCGTCAATGCGCTGGAATGGGAAGAAGTCGCCGCCGATGTTGTCGAACACCTCGATGGTGTGGCGATTGAGCGCGTAGACCTCGTTACGGGTCTTGAGCAATGCAACGATAGAATCGGGGTCGACCTCGCTCGAACCGTACTTCAACGGATTAACTGAGAATGGGTCGGTCAATTCTGTGACGACAAGCGATGTTCCGTCGGTCGTCATGAAGTACCCATCGACCCACACAAAATCAACGACCGTACCTAGGTCAGGGTCCAGCACCTGCTGTAGCGATGTTCCGTTCCAGTAGTACAGCCGCCCGATGGAATTGATGGCCAGCCGGTCGAAACTGTAGTCGAACGTCACCAACTCATTAGTGCCGCCGACGTTGCCGAGCACAGTCACCACACCGTCAGACGAAATGCTGACTAGCGACGCCCCCATGACTCGATAGTGCGTGCCCTTCCACTCGATCCCGCCGCGATCTACTCCTGGCCCAATAGCTACCGACGTGATCCCATCAGCCGGGCGCAAGTAGGAATCGCTGATGCCATTCGCACCAGGTACTACCGCCAGATTGAGAGGATAAGAAACCCGGAAATCCGGGCTTCCGTCGGTGTAAACGCCACTGAGCAGAGGGATTTGCATTACTGCTGCGCCTCGTAGTCAGACTGATAAGCATCGGCATAGGCCTGCAACTGATCCGCAAGCCCCTGCCCGATCTGCTCGCTAATCAGCAATTGGCGAAACGATAGACCGTCAAACTCCACGTCTACTGTGTAGTAGACGGGAGCCTCATCGACGATGACATACGTTGCCATATTAGACAGTCCTTGAGAGTTTGACCTTGACCTGGCCGGCTGCAACTGCGGTCGTGTCTGAGTCAGCGACAGCGCCAGTAATGGCGATGCCTAAGCCCAAAGCGAATCGGTAGCCTTGGAATCCAGGGATAATCTGAGCCACTCCAGGAACGCCAGAAACAGCCGCAGGAACCGGGATAATCATCTCAGGCACGTCTGTGCCTACCGTTGGCGCGGTGGCCTTGTTGTATAGCTTAACGAACGCTGCAGTCGCGCCGATGTTGGTTGCGTACAGCGCTTGCAAGCCAGACGTACCGGTGAGGATGAGAGCGCCGTTGGTGCTGGCCGCCGAGTTTACGAAGTAAGGCGTGGCAGGCACTGCTGGTGTGCCGGCGGTGGTAATCGTGGTTACGCCGGTTACGGTGGTGATCGTCCCAGCTTCGACCAGAACAGGCAAACCATTGTTAGTCCTGATTTGCGGGCGCACGTTATTGAGCGCGACGTTGACCGACTCGTAATTGGTAACGCCGACCATCCCGATGGTCCAGGTCGTAGTGCTGGCCGGAGCCACCGTGCCATTGGTGCATCGAATCTGCACAAACAACTCGGCATCGTCGCGTGCGACGTTTACGATCCTGCTGGCTCTAAATGTCGTTTGAGTTGACGAGGCCACCAAAGCGTCAATAAACCCAGTAGCGCCGTCTTCTGTGGTCATAATCCCCATATGACCAGGCGATGCCGTCGTGTTAATCGTCGCAGCAGTGTCGCCAGACGCATAGCCATTTCGGCCGGCGTCATAGTTTGCGGTCGTTGCAGTCGCGCCGTTATAAACGGTGCGGTGGAAGTTCCAGCCGAAAAGCGAGCAAGTGCCAGTGCCGCTAGCAGGCCAGCCTGCGACCGTAAACGTGACTGTCGAACCAGCTACCGATGCAATCGCATAGCGACCAGGGATGCCAGCCGCTCCGGTAATCGCGCCGATTGTGATCGACTGCCCGACGTTCTCGGACGAGAATTTATGATCAGGAATCGTAATCGTTACGCTGGTGGCTGAGTTGATCGTGTACTCCAGCCCATCGCCGATTACGTCAACCAACTCGAAAAAGAAGTTGTTATTGACAATCCGTTGGCTGAGAATCGTCTGCCAGCGAGCCACAAAGCTGCCAGAAAATGATTTAGTAGAGCGCAGCACCAGCTCAGCATTGGCCGTCGTGCCCGACGTGATGACAAGATTGCCGCCGGTCTGATTTCGTGCAATGCCGGTGCCTACCGGACCGATCTTCTGGAAGTAGTCAGGATCAACGCCGCCCGTGATAGCCTTGGCGAAGGTCGTGCGGAACATGCACTGAGTGCGCGGTGTCATTACCTCGCCATAAGAACCGTTGCCGAGGTTTGCATTTTGGCGTTGAACGCCGTCTCTTGATTTGAAAAGATCAATCATTTTTATTCCTTAGCCGACTCGATACCAGACATTAGCCACGTCATCGAACCGTAGCCGGAAGAACCCATTAGCAGCCAACGAAGTGGGCGCGCCCGTAACCGTCGCCCCGTTACCGTTGATCGTCAAAGCCGCGACCGATTGCGTCGAATTAACGAGCAACTCTTGCTTATCCACCGCACTTGCCACAGCTGGCAAAATGATCGTGCCTGCCGCGAATCCCCCGGTCGGTGTCAAAATCAGCCAAACGCTATTGCTAGCATTAGTGATCGTGACCGAAAAGCCAGTCGCAGACGGCGCCGCGTATTGCGTGATCTTGTCATCAGCGACCGACGCGCCAGTAAGCATAAACGTCCGCAAGTTGCTTGCGCTAACCTTGCGTGCGTCGCCATCAGTCGTCACAAACACCGGGAAAAGATCGCCCGACGATACGCTGTCAGTGGTCGATAATTGATTGATCGTTGGCATGCTATGCCCTTATGTAAACTGTATAGGGCCATCAGACCCAGAGTCGATAGTAGTATCAGGCCCGTATATATACTGATTCTCAGACCGGTAAGTCTTATTGCCAGCCCCAGCCGGTAGAGAGCCTGGCAACTGCATCTCAATAGGTTGGCAGGCACGAGCCAATAGCGTGTTATACGCCATCTTTGCCGTGACCTTAGTCTCTGGCATCAATTGCTTGCCGAGGCTCGGAGCGATGCGTATCGCCAGCCCTGTAATGATCGCTTCATTAGCAGAATCAGGGACCGTAGACTCTGCGTCTAGGTCGCTGCTTTCCGGGCTTCCAGGCAGCGGATAGCCGAGCCTTATGCCTTTAGCATTCCACTCGGCCATCATGGCGTCGAGGCGTCGCAATGCGCTCTCGAGTTGCTCAGGCGACAAGTCGAAAACGTAGGACGCGAGCCCGATTTCCTCGAATGCCGCCGTTACGAATTGCCGCTTTGAGTAGCCCATTATTCGCCCAGAGCCTCGGAGATTAGCGCGCCCAATTTACGATCAGACGTGCGCCCGTCGAATTTTAACCCTAATTCAGTGGCTTTGGCTTCTAATTCTTCGCGCGTACGGCCTGCGTCGTCTGAAGGAATATCGCCATCGATAGCAGCTTGCAATGTCGAAGCAAACCCGTCTTTAATCAGGTCCTGCTCTGCTTGCTCATCGGCTGCGATTTCGTAGTCAAAAGTTACGCCATTGTTCCCTTGCGTCTTGCCGGGAACTTTGTACACCATCTTAGGATACTGACTCATTTTTTCTTAGGTGCCTTTCCTGGCTTGCCTGCCTTCATGGCTGCCGTTTTGGCAGTCGATAGCGCAATCGCAATCGCTTGCTTTTGTGGCTTGCCTGACTTCATTTCCTTGGAGATATTCGAGGAAATGCTTTTCTGTGAATAACCTTTTTTCAGCGGCATATCGCCCCCTTAAAAGTCGGGGAGCCGAAGCCCCCCGACAGTTACAGCTTAGGTCTGACTAAACAGGATGATGCCGCACATCTGCGGGTTCGTCATACCGACACCAAAGCGCGTGTCACAGCGATATTTGAAGGTCTTCGTGTTGATGTCGAAGAACTTATACATCGCCATTTGAACGCCGAGGTCGGTCGTGCCCTGGATCATTGCTGCACCAGCTTGCGCTGCGTCCTGGTCAAATCCATTGCGTCCGGGAAGCAGTTCGATTGCGCGCTCATCCCAGAACGGGGCCACGTTAGTCGAAACGGTATTCAAGAAAGTGATGGTGGCGCCGTTAGCAGGCGTGGCGGTCACGTTCTTGTACTCGAGCTCAGGCTGCGTGGGCGACGAATCAGCAGCGATGATCGGCGGGCTGATGGTGACCGTACCAGAGCCACCCGAACCGGACACAATCGAAGTGATCGTGAAGGTGCGAAGCTGGCCAGTATCGACTTTAGTGATTGCGTTGACAGCGTTAACGCCCGTGATGGTGAAGCGGTCACCGACCTTAACCGTGCCAGAGCTAACAGCGATAATCAGGCTCTGGTAGCGGTTGTCGACGTTTGCGGTTTCACCAGTAGCAGCCGTCGAAGTTGCCTTCGGCACATAGCGCTGGTTTGCGCCGTTGACGGTAACCGTCACGCCAGCAGCAGCGGTCAGGCGGTAGGTGTACTCAGCCGAGAATGTCTCAAGCCCAGCGATGCGGCCAACATAGCCATCTTCGTAGGCGCGATTGACTTTCGGGTTAGCCGAGGTCTGAGGCTTGGCAAGCGCGCCAGCCATTTGCGCATAGTCGCGGGTATGGATGAAACATGCACGCATTGCCGAATCGTCAACGATGCCCTGCTCTTCCATCAGCGCGTTGGCCAAAGAGATGTCATCGTAGCCAGACGCTGCCGAGGTACGCTTAACGACCAGAGTGCCCTGCACGCCGGCGACGTCAGCGATCGCGCGGTTGATGTCGGACGCCAGTTTCTGCTGCGCAGAACGCATTTTACGATCGCGCTGTTGCGGGTCGTTCAAGTCGTTCGTGGTCATCGTCCAAGGCACGGCCTTGTCATAGCCCAGGCTGATGGGCACGGCGAGCTGAGTAACATCAGCAAACGACGACGAGATGCTGGTGCCGGCAGGGCCATCGACCGAGGTCGAAATGTAAGGCATCGGGCGCCAGATTTGAGTGCCTTGCGAGCGCTCGAGCACCAGCGGGTCAGCGTTGTAGACGGTGACATTCTTACCAAATTTCAGCCGGTCATCGAATCCGGCGAGCAATTCGTCAAAAAAGACGGTTTCCTGTTTACTAAATGCGGTGGGCATAAATATTCCTATTGTTTAGATTGCTGTTGCTTAATGTACCGGATGACCTTTGTACGGTCCCCAGTACGATCAGCTTCAGCGCGTAAGCGTTCGAGTGTAGAGTCAACGGCCCCAGAAATCCTGCCGGTGCCGCTGACAGTCTTTTCTGGCGGTGGTGCTTGCTTTGAACGGTTGCTCACTTTCAATTCTTTCTCCAGTTTTGCTACCGCGAAAGCAAACTTTACGGGGCTTTTAATTGCTGCGAGTTCCTTTGCCTTAGCCGGGTTCTTGCCGAGCGCATAGACTAAGAGCGCCGGATTGTCGGCCCCCTCGATAAGCACTCCCTGCTGAGTAACGTCTAAGAATTGCTGCACAGCCTCCTCAGCATCATCGTAATCGCGCACCCGTAATTCGGCCTTTGCTTTACCGTAGGCGTCTAATTTGGCCTTCCAGGTGCGCTCTTGCGCTTCCTGTTCTGACCTAACCTGAGCCTCTGCTGCATCAGCATCACGCTTGCGCTCATACCACTGAGCTAGCTCTACCTCAAACTTTTCCGAGTCGTAATCGCAACTGTCTAGCGTGGGCTTAACTCCAACCTGTACCGGCTTGGTCTCAGTACGTGCTGGCGCTTCTAGCTTAGCCTTTAGTTCCCGATTCTCTCGTTGCAGCTCGCGCTGCGTCCGACGTAACTCCCTTACCCATTTAGGCGCGGGTTTCTCTTCTTCGGTGGGCGGCGCTTCCTCACCAATCGAAACTACAACTTCGTTTTCTAGTTCGTCTTGATCTTGCTCATCTTCAGCCTCAATGGGCTGAGCTTCGTTTAGCTGATCTTCGACAATCTCGACCTCGGGTTGCTGTTCCTTATCTGCCTGATTCTCATCCATCAAATGCCCCTAATCTCACCCGTTGATGCGGCCGGGTGGGTGCCGCTTTATTGCATAGGCGGAGTGATCTCTGGCTGCTGGATCTGCTCAGGCTGGCCCAGTCCGCCACCAATTGTTTGCATCATGCGTAGTGCCTGATCCTGTGCGCTCATATCTACGCCCGCCATCGTCTCGATAGTCTTGGCGCGTGCGAGCTCAGAATCGGCCACCGTCTTAATCACATCGGCGCGGGCCTTCGTGGCCTTAGCCATCGCCTCTTCGGCCGCAGCTTGCAAGAACATCGCATTCGGGTCTGGCTGCTGATTCTGTGCGGCCATCTGCATCTGCGCTGCTTCCTCGTCGGTCGGCTTAATGACCCCGATCTGCACCAGGCGCTTGCGGAAGAAGTCGCGAACGTCCTCGATGCCCTCGCCTTCCATGTTGAGCATGGCCATACCGGTTAGCACCTGGCGCGTCTCAGGATCGTCGCTGATCTGAATCATATTGATAAGCGAACGCAGCGTAGCCTGGCGCTTACTGCGCGATGTCGGGCCAATAGACGACACCACATCAAACGAGGCTTTGCCAATGTCGTTTTCGTACTCGATCTCGCCGGTCTCGCCGTTGATAGTCGGCTTCATGATCTGCACCGACTCGACCTGCTCTTGGTCGCCAATGGCCTTCATCTTGCGACCTTCCTCGACGTACACGTCCTTAGCCATCGACAGCCATACCTCGCCGGTGCGCTGCACTAGCTTGGCCTGGTTGCTCATATAGATAAAGGCTTGAGCGTCGATCCGTTCCTGGATCATCTCAACGGCTTTGCCGCTGATGTTGCTGACCATCTTCTCGGCTTGCTGCTGATTGCCGAGAATGTCCGCCATATCCTGTTCGGTAAGCTGCAACAGCGCGGCCATGGCGGGCGGAACTTGAGGCGGCTTGGTGTAAGCAACTGGTCCGCCGGCCTGCATCGATCCATCTGGGCCGGTGATCGGATTGGCGAGCAGGTACGGATAATCTTTCAGATTGTCCTGCGCCCACATCATCTCGTGACCGGTGATCTGCTCAGGAGCGAAGATAGGCTTCTCGACACTCGACAACGCACTGATCTCGCCGAGCTTGGAGAGCTGCATATTCTTGAGGCGCTGTGCATCTTTAGCCAGACGCACGTGACCCATGCACCGTTCGACGTTATCGACAAACCAGCGTTTGCCGTAGACAGGAACGATCGGGATGCACTTGCCAGCAATGTAGCCCAAGTCCTCAAGAACCTTCGATCCGCTCATGATGTACTTACGTACGCGCTTACGCTTAACCCGCTTTTGGCGAATCTCACGATAGCCGGTGTCGAGTAGCTCCTGCTCGAGATCCTCGTTGCGTTCGAAGTCTGCGTCTGAGTGCTTAACCTCGGAGCCATCAACGCCTTGATAGGTGCGGATCGTATCGCGCACTTCCTCGATTCGGTAGTGCTCGCAAACGTAGACAACCTCAGGAGTTGCCCAGTCGAATTCGAGTTGGTTCACCGACTTAGGCCAGCTCGACGGATCGTCGCCGTACTCTTCTTTATAAGCAGCACGCGACATGGCCGTGAGCACATAGCAATGCTTAGCGTCTGACTTATCCTGGCGCTTGGCGTTTAGGTCGAAGAAAACGGACGAATCAGCATCAAAGATAGGCTCGATGCGAATGCGTTGGTATTCGTTTTCGTCGTCCTCTTCATCTTCGTACACGGTACGAAGGCGCACGGCACCGAACCCACCCCCGACGGCTTCCTCGAAAGCATTGTCGAATGCTTCCTCAGCGCCAGAGTCCTGCACGTCGGCCCGATAGAGCTTGTTGCACAGATCGGACGTTTCGTCGTTGTCCGAGCCGTCCTTACTAATGAAATCGACGGCGATACGATTGTTGCGGTACTCGTTAATGATACGAATGACCGCAAGGTGTACTTTATTGACCTCGAAGCGTGGCTTGTTCTCGAATTGCTCGCCAAGCCGGCCTTCCCACTGGGCGCCAGAGATAGAGTAAAACCGCCGATCTTGCAGGCATTGCATGCGCTCATCGCGCACCGCTCCCTGGATATTGTCGAATTCCGCCATCGCTTCCGCGTGGACGTTTGCTAAATGTTGCTCTTTTGAAATGCGCGCCATTTACCCCGCCTTTCGCGCGAGGCTATCACTAATGATACGAAAAGCGCAAGTTACCAGCGGTTAATCGTGGCAATAGGTTTGGGCTTTGGCTTGTCCATCTTGGACGCACGCCGCACACCTTCGCAGGCATATCGCAAGGCGTCGATGACGTGGTTCTTCTTATCCTCGAGCACTGGCAGGATGGCGCCGGTCGCCGGGTCCGTCTTATATGAGTAGAGCGTCAACTCGTCAATCGTATGAGTGCAGCGCGGATGCACGACGATATCGTATGACTTTAGCCACTCGATACCCTCCTCGACCGAGCGCGGCCCCTTGACTGCCGGCATGATCTTTGGGAACCCGTGCCGCATCATGTGACTAATCGTCTCAGGCCTGGCCGAATCAGCCACCAGTGGCCACTTCTCAGACTCAGGGACCGTCATGAATAGGTCAGGCGTGTCGAGAATCTCGCAGCCGATTCGATAGGCTTCGTGATCTATATATAGCGTGCGTCCGATAATGTGGCAGCGAACCAACACTGTTGGATCTACAGCAAAGCCCCAGTCAGCGCCCAGCCTGTGCACAGCATCGCGCGGTGCGTCGAACTCTTCGATGCGCCAGTTCTTAAAGACACGGGACTCGGAGTTGCGCTGATACTCACCGAGCCATATGTGTGCGTACTTATCAGGATCGCGGCGCTTGTCGTACTCCATTTCATCGCGTAGCACATCGGGCAGCCATGGGTTGTCGAGGTAGTTAACTTGCACGACCTGCGCTCCAGGTGGAGGCGTTTTGCCACGTAGTAGCGAGTCCACCGGATCGGTATTGCTACGCGGGTTCCAGCTAAACCAAAGTTCGGAGCCAGGCTTTCGGATCGTCGGACGCAGCAGGTCTAGGCTTGTCTGACTCAAGCTCTGCGCCTCTTCGACCCATGCTCGGTCGTAGCCCTCCAGGCTCTTAATAGAATCAGCGGTATGATTTTGCATACCCTGAAAGATAATGCGGCCGTTGCCTTTCTTATTTTTAATCTGCGCTTCTTGCACCTCAAAGTACGCGCCGGCGTTTAATTCCTCGATTTTATTCTCTAATAATCTTTTGACCGACTGATTTAAACTCTTTTGAATCTCACGCACGCAAACGCTATTACTGTTCGGGTCAATAATGTGCGCTTCGATCATTAACTCTGCGAAGAAATGTGATTTACCGCTGTTGTGATTGACGATGCCGTTTGACAGATAACAGTTCGTGCCGTAGACGTGCAGATCCCAGTAAGTTTGTCGGCTGTGGTAGCTGATCAGTCTAACATTAGATATAATGAAATCCTCATCCACCGCGAGGTAATCAAATGTCTTATGAAGATCGTTACGCGCAAGCCTGTCGTCAGGTTTTTCAAAGTTTCTTGCCTGATTTCTCTGGATGCAAAGACCAGCAAGAGGCGCAGACCATTTTAGAGCTGGCTCGAAATGGCAAGAAATCAGCCGAAATAGCCGATGTAATCGGAAAGACTCCGAAAGCTGTTCAGAAATTTTTCCGTAGATACAACTTCCCAAACTTGCACAATGTTTGCCCGCGTGAAGAGCACGAGCAGCCAATGTGGAAAGGCGGCGTGAAAATTGTAAAAGGATATGCGTATCAACGCACCAAGGATCACCCGAACAAGTCAAAGCATGGCGGATATGTTGCCGTTCATCGCTTGGTGATGGAGCAAAAGATAGGGCGTTTCCTGCTGCCTGAAGAAGTGGTCGATCATATTGATGGAGACACTTTGAATAACCATCATGACAATCTGAGAGTTTTTGCAAACAATGCCGAGCATTTGCGTGTGACGCTTGCTGGTCGCTGCCCGAAATGGTCAGAGGATGGGAAGAAGCGGATTTCTGACGCTGTACGACAACGCCATGCCCAGGCGAGATCTCGCAAAGCATCCGCCAACCAGACTGAGTGAGGAACTTATGCTCATCTGTGACAATTATTGATCGCCCGTCATCTAATATGACTTTATAGAGATTTTCAACAGTGCAAGCAAAAGCCGGCGTTGCTTGGGCTTGCACTTTTTTACCGTTTTCCCAAGACCAAACTGCCCCGCCCTTGAAGTCTGATATCTTGACCTGGCCGTTTGGGGTATCAATCAATGTATCAGGATGAACGCATCCCCTACCTCCGTGCGCGCCTTTATAGCGCGACGGATTTAGCAGAGGCAACGCCCATTCGGGCGTATTAATTTGCAGGGTTTTTTTCAATCAAAATCTTTGTTAACTGATCGCTCAGCGTAGTCATTACAAAATTTGATAAGCATTTGTTCTCGCTTTGATTCTGTGAACATAGCATCAAACAATTCTGCCGTCTCAAACTGTCGATGCTCGTTGCACCATTCCACCATCTCTTCGAGCACGGTAGCCTGTGCAGAACTGTACATTGGAAACTTTGTATAGACGCGGCACAAGCTCATCATCACGCCATGCTTCTTGATGTCCTGGTAGACCTCATCAGAAATCTCTTGGACTAGGTCATCAATCCTGGCCGACTTTTCAAAGTAAGGATTATTGAGATTGAAGTCGTATTCGTTGCGTCCGTACATGTGAGCCTCGTTTTGTCTAAGACAGGTTGGGGTTAGTTGCGAATCAGTAAGAGCTACTATACGCACACTTTCTCACAATGTCAAACGAACTATTTGCCGTCTGTCGGCTTGATAACGACGCGCTCGATGCGTTCGATGGCGATAGGGTTGGCAGCGTCGCCACTAAGCTCTAGCTTCTCGCCGTACCTCTTGGGCGCCAACTTAGATAGCAGCCACTTGCGCGTGTCTACTTGCAGCCGGTGCTTTTGGATCGCCGCCCAGTCTTTCTTGCCGTCCGGTGTCACGCCAACATCAGCATCGCTTAGGTCGATGACTTCCTGTGCAATGCGCTCAATTAAATCTTCGCGCGCGCGCGCGTAGTCTGCAGCGAGGTCGGCGTCATCATTCAACCACAAATTAAACGTGCTTTGATTCACGCCAGCCTCTTTGCAGGCTTTAAACGCACTCAATCCGCCGCGCATGCCTTCTAGCACCTTGGCGGAAATCTCTGCTTTTCTGGGGTTTTCTCTCATCCCTTCCCCATATCACGTAGCGCCTCGACTGTCAACGAATACAGCTTCGGCTTGTATCTGTGAAGAGTCAAGGCGCATGAGTTCCAGCCTATCCGCTCGCCATTCCAAGCAAGCCAAAAGTTAGCTTTACCAACCACCGGTTCAGCCGCCGCTAGCTTGTATCTCTGCCACATAGCTCCGGGCTTTTCTGGGCGCTTGTAAAGCCTCCAGACTACCGAGTAATGCTCGCCTACGTCACACACAAATTCGAGGCCTGAATCAGTGCCTTCGGTCAATTTCAGGGCCATGCTTTCACTCCAAAGTGAGGCCCATCTCCGTCGCTCTATTTCTTGTTAGTGCCCACTAACTTATGGGTCTTTTTTTGTTACTAAATTTTGTTACTGACAAATGTTACCGAAGTCTGCGCCGAAGTCCGCTAACGCAGGCGCAGCCTATCATCCGGTAACATTTTTGTCAACCCTGTCCGATGTTACCAATTGTTACCGGTAACATTCGGTAACATTCGGTAACATCATTTAGCCCCAAAAAACGCCCCTAAAAACACGGTGGACATGGCGTCCTGTGTGGGTGCGTAGCCATCCTCTAGTGCCTCTATGTACTGGGCATCTAAGAGTGCCTTTTTGGCCTTGCTTAGAGCCGTTCTACGGGCTCCGTCGGTGGGATAGTCCTGTCCCTTTAGGTACTCCACCCAAGCGCTATTTCGCAGCACAATGCGCCCGCCTTTGAGCCATCCGAACCCATCGTTAATGGCTTTTTCAAACTGGCGCCGAGCCTCTGCGAGTGCTTTAGATTCTTTTGTGATTGTTGCTTTTTCGTCACTCTCACACTGCACAAGAACGGCGGAAGTTACCTGTTCGCCATCCTCATCTAACCATCCTGGAATCTCGACTGACTCGAGTCTGGCGGTGATTGGCTGGGATAGTTCAGCGTCCTTGCTCTTCCTTTGAATGATCTCGATGGGTTGTCCTGGCTCCTCGGCCGGCACGATGTTCACCTCGATATCAAGTGCGCCTTTCCATGCACTGGACCCCCTGGCGCGGTGTTGTGCCTCGGCTGATACGCCTGTGTGATGTACTTGGATGACGGTGCATCGAAACTCGCGCATGAGTGCCCCGCAGGCATCAATCATCGACTTGGCGTCCTGTGCTGAATTCTCATCGCCATGCAGGAATCGGTGCAGTGTGTCTATGACAATCACGGCTGGGGTGCTGGGAAGCTGGCGCAGGCTCTCGACGACTTTCATGTATCCGTCGGGCGTGTTTAGGTCGCAGCCGTCCTTGCTGAGCCACATATCGAGACGCTCGACCTGGTGGTAATGCTTCCAGGCTGCGACGCGGGATCTGAGGCCGTGGTGACCTTCGCCAGCTAGGTAGACGACTGGCCCGTGCTTGACTCGGTGGCCGGCCCATTGGTCGATCTGGCTTGCGACACGGAGGCACCAGTCCAGGACTAGGAATGTCTTGCCGCCCCCGCTTGGACCGTGGATCATGACCAGGGCTTCAGACTGTAGCCAGCCTTTAATGAGCCATGAAATAGGCGCGGGTTGCTTACAGAATTCATCGGCCGCAATGAGCCATGAATTCTTGGGCGGCATCAGTAGTGCGCTTAGGTCACCGCCGGCCATTTTGTAATCGTTGGCGTCCTGACCTTTTTCTGGTGGCATGACCATACGGGCGCCGTATTTGGCTGATGCTTGCTCGGCGTAGCGCTCACCGACGCCGCTCAAGTCATTGTCAGCAACGATCACGATATCTTGAGTCGAGCCGTATTGATCACGGAGCGAGCCAACGACCGGCACTAGATTGCTGGCGCTGTATGCTACGACGCAAGGGCGGCGGGTGACTTCGGTAATTGTTGCGGCGGTGGCGAATCCTTCGGCCACGAATAGCGCACCGGGTTCGTCCATGGTGCCTAGCATCCAATAACAGCCGCCGGTCTGAGCGCCAGGGTGATAGCGCTTTTCGCCATCTGCGCCGATGTATTGCAGGCTGCTTAGCTCGCCATCTGGGGTGTATAGAGGAACGACTAGGCGGCCATCTCCGGTGACTCTAGCGCCGTGTAGGCCGATAGCCTTGCGGGCTAGATATGGATGGTCCTGGGCGGCGGCCATACAGCCTGACCAGATAGCCTCGACCGTCTCGGCGGCGGCTTCGCGCTGGCGCTTTAGCTCGGCGTCTCTTAATAGCTTTGCCTCGGCCAGTCGGCGGGCATGCGCCATCTCTTCGGTCTGGCTGAGTTTGCGGCCAATGTCTGCGCGCCAATTGATCTCAACACCCGATCTCCAACAGCCAAATTTCCCGGCCGGCACTCCGTCACCGAATACGATGTACCAGCCTGGCTTGTCGCCGTGTCCTGGAGAGCCTTTCGTGCCGCTTTTGAATCTATGAATCCGGCCATCGAATTGGATATCTGTCGGCGGCTCCATACCTGCCGAGCGGATAGCGTCGATGAGCTGTACGTCTGGAGGTGGAGGGGGCTGCTCGATAGGCGGGCGGAACGCGCCGCCGAATACGTTAGTTAGATCCATTGCCAACCTCGACGACTTCGGCGTGGTGAGTGACTTTCAATACGTGCCCGCTCAGGTGGGCGATCTGGTACTGGCGCAATAGCGGCGGGTATTCGCCCCATCGGCCAATCGCATGCGGCCAGATGTCGATGAGCTTGGCAAGCTCCTTGATGCCACCGAAATGCTTAATTGCTTCGTCTGTCGTCATATACACTCACGGTTAACACTCAGGTGTTGACACTCTACTGCAATTTATGTATTCTGTGTGCACTGTCTCAAACGGATTGGCCGACCGAGACTAAGTTAGGGGGTAAATATGTACGCACCACGCAAAGCAGCCATGACCAGTGCAGTAGCTCGTGCGATTGGCAATGATCCTGACCTTTTCAAGCTTGCTTGTGCATGTGTTGAGACTGCACGTAATAAGGATGCGGCGGCGGTAGAGTTCATCTCGACGCTGATTGGCGCTGGAATTACAAAAACGCCGGAAGGCGCCCGCTATTCATTCGATGAGGTTCGGGCGGCCCTGTCAAGCTACTAGCACCAACAGACAGGGGGCAAGCATGAACACATACAAACTCTCAGAATGCGGCAAGGCTTTGGTCAAGTCGTTTGTTAACCACGTTGCTGCAATGCCAGAGCTGCACAAGATGTCTTACTGGTATTTGAAGGCGGAAAACACAGCCAACGATGCGATGCCGTGGGAGCCTGTAGTTCTTGAAATGCCAGGGAAATTGACAGCCAGCGGAACAAAACAATCAATCACGATCTACCGTGAATTATTTGACTTAGAGGTGCCTAATGAAATTAAGTGAATACGAAGCGAATCAAAAGCTTTCTGAAAGCGTTTTCTATATTCCAAAGCATGCGCGTCAATCTAAGGCAGAGATTGCGATTGCTTTACAGAAAGAAAGAAAAGAACGGCGCGAAGCTATTTGGCTGATGATTGCGATGATTTTTGCCGGGCTTTGTTCTTATGGCGTTATTTATTTCATGATGAGTTTTTAAGATGGCTATCAATCTGAAAAAAACGTCTGATCTTGAGCAAAGCGGCGTGAAGTTGCTGGTGTATGGCCAGGCAGGCGCAGGCAAAACATCGCTGATTCCTACGCTACCGAACCCGATCATCTTGAGCGCTGAGGGTGGGCTGCTGTCCATTAAGGACTCTGGGCTGCCGTTTATCGAGATCAGCAACATGCAAACCTTGCGCGATGCTTACTCGTGGCTCAAAGATTCGGGCGAAGCGAAAGACTTCCAATCGGTGGCGGTTGATTCGATCAGCGAGATAGCTGAGGTCGTGCTGAACGCCGAGAAGAAAGCCAGCAAGGACCCAAGGCAGGCTTACGGGGCGATGCAAGAGCAGATGACGGACGTCATTCGCGCATTCCGTGACCTGCCAGGTAGACACGTTTACATGAGCGCCAAGCTGGAGAAAAGCCAGGATGAGCTAGGGCGGGTGCTGTATTCGCCTAGCATGCCTGGCAATAAGAGCGGGCAAGCGCTGCCGTATTTCTTCGATGAGGTGCTGGCGTTGCGGGTTGAGAAAGACGGCGATGGGCATACGCACCGGGCTCTTATGTGTGATTCTGATGGGCTTTGGGCTGCTAAGGATCGAAGCGGCAAGCTCGATGCCTGGGAGGCGCCTGACTTAGGCGCGGTAATTGGAAAGATTCTTGGGATGCAATCGTGACCGATGACCTACAAAAACTCGCCCGCGACTGGCTGGAATTCAAGCGAGTCGAGGAACGCGCGGTCGAGGATCGCCGAAGGATTGAGGATCGAATCAAGTCTTTAGTCGGTGTTGCCGACGACCAGGAGGGATCGACAACAGCAAAGCCAGACGGGTTCACAGTCAAAATCACAGGCAGGATCGACCGCAAAGTCGATGCCGAAAAGGTGCAGGAATTGGCGGCTGAGTATGGACTGACCGACCACTTAGGCCAGCTATTCCGATGGAAACCGGAGATCAACGTCACGGCCTGGCGTGCTGCTGATCCATCAATAACCAGGCCATTAGCCGATGCCATCACGACCAAGCCGTCGCGGGCATCTTTCAAAATCACTAAGGATGAGGAATAAAAATGAGCTTTTTCGATCAACCAATCAAACTGACCGATCTTCCTGAATCAGAGGTTTCTTACGATCTGCTGCCTGCTGGCTGGTACACGGCGCGCATTGGCGACGTAGTGCTAAAGGACACGAAGAGCGGCACCGGCCAATTCCTGTCGATCACTTATGACATCGTCGGACCGTCGCACCAGGGCCGTAAGGTATTCGGGAATCTGAATATCCGCAATGCGAATGCTGAGGCCGAGCGTATTGGACGCCAGCAACTTGGCGAACTAATGCGCGCCTCGGGGATGTCTGAGCTTCGCCAGACTGACGACCTGATTAATCGCCAATGTCAGATTAAGGTCACGATTAAGCCTGCCGACGGCCAGTACGAAGCGCGCAACGAGGTGAAGGGATTCAAAGCTGCCGATGGCATGGGATCGGCATTTCCTAGTAAGCCTCAAGCATCGTCAGAAGCACCTAAGCCTGCGCGTGCTGCTGCGCCTTGGGCTAAGTAAAAAAACGGGGGCGGAGCGGATATCGCTCAACGCCCCCAACGGCTTGCTTTGCACAAACCCAGCGGAAATCACATCTTAACAATAAACACATGTCAATCAAAATGCACCGGCCAGAAAATAGGCTAGACCGTTCCGAATACCTAGTTAGGGCGCATGAGTTTGCAAAGCGTGGAGAGGAGCTTCCGCAGACAAAGTTAGATCAGGCAATGCTTGACGACATCAAAAGCGCCATCAAACAGCGCGATAATCTTCGAAAGCACATCGCTAACAATCTATCAAACGAGGGCCTAGCGCGTCGTTTTGGGGTTCATAGACGCACGATTGAGCGTGCCATTCATGAGAATCGGCTATGAACTTGCAAGACATCATCGACGAACGCCACGAACTAACGCCCGACGAACCGCGTCCGCACATGGGGTGCAGCTTGCTCGGTCATCCGTGCGACCGCTGGCTGTGGCTAAGCTTTCGATGGGCTGTGATTGAGCAGTTTCCGGGGCGCATTAAGCGACTATTCCGGCGCGGGCACATGGAAGAAGTTACCGTCATTGATGATCTAAACGCCATCGGGATGATTATCAAATCGACCGGCGCCGATCAGTCGCGCGTCAGTTTTGGCGGGCACGTGTCTGGCTCGGTTGATGGGATCATCGAGGATGGAGTGCCAGGCGCGGCGCGTCAAAAGAAAAATCACATTCTCGAGATTAAGACGCACAGCCTGAAATCGTTTGATGAGCTGGCGAAGGTAGGCGTCCAGAAAGCCAAGCCGATGCACTGGACTCAGATGCAGCTCTACATGCTCGGCACAGGCTTAGATCGCGCCCTATATGTAGCCGTCTGCAAAAACGACGACCGTATTCATGCTGAGGTAATCGAGTTTGACAGTGTGGCGGCCAATAAGGCTTTGGAGCGTGGCAAGCGTATTACGTTGTCGGACCGTATGCCGGAACCGCTAAGCGCTGATCCAAGCTGGTATCAATGCAAGTATTGCCCAGCGCATAATCTATGCCACGGCAGCAAGACGACTAAAGAGGTTAACTGTCGCACGTGCGCTCATTCGACTGCGGTAGATGATGGGTCGTGGCGCTGCGAGCGGTTCCAGGCGGACGGAATCCCGGTCGAGTTTCAGCGCAAAGGATGCGAGTCGCACGTGCTGCACCCGGACATAGTGCCGTGGCCGGTCAAGGAAGGGCGCGATCAGTGGACCGCCATTTACATGATTGACGGCAAAGCGGTGGCCAATGGTGAAGGCGACGCGCACGTCTACACCAGCCGCGAGATTTTGGCGAACCCATTGGCGTGCGCTAATCCCAATGCTTTCGTGCAGTCTATTCGTACAGATTTCGATGGGGAGATCATTGGATGATGCAACACGAACCGCACAATCTTGACGCAACCGTTTTTGTCTATGTCGACCGTGTATCGGGCGAGGTCATTGCTACGTATTGGGATCGAGCACGAGAAATAGAAAGACAAAAGACGCATGACCACGTGGACACGCTCGAGCCGAGGCTATGGATCCAGGCGCACTACAGCAAGGTCGTCAAGCTTCGCCGTAAAAACGTGGGTGAATTTTTAGAGGCGCAGAGGTGATTAAATGAATGTTCAGCAAAAGATTGAGACAACTGGTAAGGAATCCCGACAAGTTGAGCCGGTGGCGTGGATGGATATCGACAGCGAAGGAAACCGGCTAAATGTGCGGCAATGGAGCGATGGCAACTCGCAAGAGGTGCCTTTGTACATGGCGCTGCCGCAGCAAGTGCAGGAGCCGGTGGCGTGGATCTCATACGAATCTTTGGGGAGGCTGAAAAACGGAGGAAATTCCAGGGGTGCAGTTCCTGTCCACACGATACAAAGTTACACGGCAAAAATTCCCCTTTATACCGCACCACCCCAGCGCAAGCCACTGACGGATGAAGAGATTGACGCGCTTGAATTGCTTTTAAGCGGCACAGCTACAGTGCGCGACTTTGCACGAGTAATCGAGCGGGCACACGGAATAGGTGACGCGGCACTCGGTACGGTATTTAAGGACTATGAAGTTAGGGCTACTGATGAAACTCCGTGACTATCAATCCAAAAGCATTTCTATGCTCTACAAATGGATGACAGAAAATAAAGGCCATCCATGTGTGGTTCTTCCTACTGGAGCAGGCAAAAGCGTAGTGATCGCGGAGCTTATAAAAAACGCCCTTCAAGAATGGCCCGAAACAAGGGTTTTGATGCTATGCCATCAAAAAGAATTGATTGAGCAAAATGCCCAAAAAATGCGCGCAGTATGGCCTGGTGCCCCGCTTGGAATTTACAGCGCAAGCGTCGGGAAAAAGCAGCTCGGCGAGCCGATTACGTTTGCAGGGATTCAGTCTATAAGGACAAAAGCGAAAGAAGTTGGGCACACGGACATCTGTATCGCGGATGAGTGCCATTGCATTTCACATAAAGACCAAGGCGGGTATAGAAATTTTCTTAATGAACTTCTCGAAATCAATCCTGCAATGCGAATCATCGGGTATAGCGCCACGCCTTACCGCCTGGGCCACGGCTTAATCACCGACGCTCCCGCCATCTTCTCAGATCTAATAGAGCCAATAAGTATCGAGGAACTGATCTATCAGGGCTTTTTGTCTGTGCTGCGATCGAAGGTAACGCGCTCGAAGCTTGATACGTCTGGCGTGAAAAAGCGCGGCGGCGAGTACATAGAAAGCCAGCTACAGGCCGCTGTAAACGTCACAGACACGAACGAGCGCGTCGTGCGCGAGGTTATCGAATTGGCCGGCGACCGTAAGGCTTGGCTGTTTTTCTGTGCTGGCATTGCTCACGCCGAGGCAATTGCTCAGGAATTAGGCAGACAAGGCATCGAAGCTGCGTGCATCACTGGCGAGACGGCCAAGGGCGAGCGCGAGCGATTGCTTGATGCTTTCAAGGCCGGGAAGATTCGAGCGCTGACGAACGCGAACGTACTAACGACCGGGTTCGATTACCCTGATATCGACCTTATCGCAATGCTACGGCCGACGCTTAGCCCTGGGCTTTATGTCCAGATGGTCGGTCGAGGGCTTCGCAAAAAGAGCCACACGGACCACTGCCTAGTGCTCGACTTTGCCGGAGTAGTCGAGACGCATGGCCCGATCACTTGTGTCCAGCCACCCAAGAAAGCTGGTGATGGCGGTGGAGAGGCTCCGGTTAAGGTATGCGACAACTGCGCCGAGCTTTGCGGATTGTCTGCCAGGACGTGCCCAGCTTGCGGCCACGAATTCCCGCCGCCACCTGAGAAAAAGCTAGAGCTGCGGACCGACGACATTATGGGGCTGGAAGGCACAGAGGTTGCTATCACTGACTGGCGATGGCGCGTCCATATCAGCCGATCAACAGGCAAGTCGATGCTTGCGGTCACGTATTACGCCGGGCTGACTGATAAGGGGGTGACTGAGTATTTGCCTGTTTTGCACGATGGCTTTGCCGGACAGAAAGCCACTCGACATCTATTGAGCATGGCGCAACGATCAAAAGTCGATCTATTCGATCTTTTCGAACTAACAGACGAAACAGCGCTTGATGCAATCATAGTTGCCATGAACCAGTCTAAGCCCCCGGCGCTGATTGAGTACCGCCGTGATGGCAAGTTTGACCGAGTGATGCGGAGGGAGTGGAGTGACTGACGAACGAATCCCAACCGAGCACGAAGAGCAGCGCGAGGTCGTCAAGTGGATGCGCCAGACATTTCCAGGCGTGCTGATCTTCGCCATCCCTAACGGGGGGGCACGTGGCATAGCTCAAGCCGCCAGGCTCAAGGCCGAAGGCGTATCGGCCGGAGTGCCTGACCTGCACATCCCAGCATACAAACTTTGGATCGAAATGAAGCGCCGCAAGGGCGGCACGGTGTCCAAAGAGCAGAAAGACTGGATTGAGTACCTAGAAAGCATTGGCCACCGCGTGATTGTTTCACGTGGAGCAGACGAGGCGAAGAGTGGCATATTAGAGACGATCAACGGTCACAAAGCTCTTGACGCGTGAGAAAACGTGAGACATAATGCACGCATGCAGTGAGGAAACGGAATGAATAACAAAAAAACAAGCTTTGTCAGTGTCCGGTTACCGGATGACATCAAAGACAAAGTGAAGCAGCGCGCGGAGATGAGTTCGAGGACTATCGCAGGTCTGATCCTGCATTACATAAAACTCGGCTTAGTCGCTGATGGAGAGCTTAAAAATGAAGCACATTTACGTAGTTCTAAACAAGGATAAAAGGATCGTTTTCAGCAATGCATCGATGGATGCGTGTGTTGCGTACTTTAGGGCAGGGAACGGCATGAAATACGGTTGGACGGTGGAGAAAGCGCCGCTCAGCTGGGAAGTCAAATGAGGATTAAATGGTCAGAATCATATTGATAGCTATTGGAATCGCTGCAATCGTGCTGGTGTTTGGCGGTTGCAGTGAGCATGACCAGGAAGAGGCGCGTTACTGCGAAATGGTGAGCTTGTGGAAACAGCAAGCAAAGGACGGCGTTCCGATCAATGATCGTGCTGGCTGGCCACCATATCGCGGGGCGTGCAAGTAATGGAGTATCTGCTCTGGGCAATAGGTGTAATTATTGTATGGCTGTTTCTTTTTGGTGCTGATGATGAATGATAGATTCTATGTACGACTATCGCAGCTTGAAATTATAGACAGCAAGACTGGCAAAGCTATGGTCGTTGTCAATCGATTGCTTAACGATGGCGTTTCGATAGATATGCCGGAAGGTATGCCGATCAATTCGGCAGATTGGTGGCTAGATCTTGTTGAGCAAGTCAAGTCAGCGATGAATATGTTCATGGATCGATAAGCGAGGAAATCATGCTCTTACTTGGCTGTTTGTTTTTTGTGGTCTTTGTAATCATGTGCTTTATCGGATCGCCAGAAACGGTCAGATGTAGCGGCGCCTGTAACCAAGGGCGATCGGTATGCGATTGTCAACTTTACAAAGGTGAGGCGGGACCATCATGCGGAGATTCGTGCTAGTATTTTTACTAATCGTTTTTAATCCACAACCTGCATCGGCAGACAGTTGGACAAGTCGAGACAAATTGAACCACTTTGCAATGTCTGCAGTCATATCGACAGCAGCGGCAAAAAGTCACGGACCTGTTACCGGTGCGGCGATAGCATTGGTTCCTGGCGTGATTAAGGAGCTGGCTGACATGGGTGGCGCTGGCACGCCATCAATGAAGGACATGGCGTGGAATGTAGTCGGAGCAATGACCGGTGCAGTCTTGCCGGCTGGGTTTCTAGTAGTACCAACAACTAATCAAAGCGGACTATTTTTTACATATCAAGGGAGCTTTTGACATGATGAGCGAACCGATTGAGCCTAGCATCGACGCTGCACATCTTGCACTTGTTGAGCTTGACGACGCATTGAACCGTGACTTTCAGCGCACTCCAGACTGGTCAAAAGACGTAATGAGTGCGGCTGAGCGTTTATGCGCCGTGATTGACAGTTTGCGCCATAAGATTGACGGCGGCAGGTTGCAGTGAGATATGTAGTACACGATGAAGAAGGACCGCTGCGTGCTTTCAGAACACGAGCCGCAGCGGTTGCTTGGATGCGTGACGGAATGCGCCTGGTCGTACTACCAAAGCCGCCGAGCAGAGCGGTGCGGATGTTTGCAAAACTTGGCGATGCGTTAATTTAAGGGCCTGAAATGACGACAAAGACGCCTAAGTATCTCACTCCAGAGCAGGTAGCAAAAAAGCTCGGAATGTCAGAGGGAACGCTATCAAATTGGCGGTCTAAAGACATGGGGCCGAGATGGGTAAGGATTGGCGGGAAAGTGATGTACAAATCCGAAGCGGTCAGCACTTACATCGGACACCACGCAAGCGCCATCTTTTGGAATGACAAAACGCCAGTCGTGTTGAACTGGCGAGCACCTGGGAGTCAAGCATGAACAAAGACGAAAGCATTAGCACCGCCGCAGCCGAGCGCGAAAAGGCCGGTGGCGTCGGCAAAATAAGTATGCCGGCCAGCTTGATGGCGCAAGAGTTCGCTAATTACCATCGAAGAGGATACAAAGCCGGCTCCGTTGCTGAGCGTGAGGCGGTGCTTGCTTTGGTCGATGAATACGCCAAGGACAACACAGACCTCAGAGACGCCATCCTAGCAAGGGGCCAAGCGTGATTTACACAACACTAAACAAAATCCTTGCACACGAACCGTGCTCTGACGGATGGGTCAAATTACTTAGGCATCTCAATAAGACGAAAGCTGACGATGAGCCGTTAAGCCTGCTAACAATTCTAAACAGTAATGGACTTCATGACGCTTTGTGGTGCCTGCGAGCAGTGGATGGCCATCAGCGTGAAATGCGGTTGTACGCTGTTTGGTGCGCGCGACAAGTGCAGCATTTAATGACGGACAGTCGTTCGCAAGCAGCGCTTGACATTGCAGAACGACATGCAGACGGGCGTGCGACCGATCATGAATTGGACGCAGCATGGGACGCAGCACTGCACGCAGCAAGGGACGCAGCATTTCACGCAGCAGGGGACGCAGCATTTCACGCAGCAAGGGCCGCAGCATGGGCCGCAGCATGGGCCGCAGCATGGGCCGCAGCAGAGGCCGCAGCAGAGGCAGCGACTTACGCAGCAGAGGGCGCTCAAACTGCCGAATTTTTACGTGTGTTTTGTGTTGAAAAGGTGGAAGCATGATCCGCATCTCCTACACCTATCGCGGGCCATCAAAGCCGGAATGGCACAGCCAGATCGTCTCGAAGTCTGAAGCGCCGCAAGTGATCGACGCACTCAAGCCCATCACGTCCGAGCTGCTCGTCGAAAAGATAACGCTCGCAGATCTGCAAAACAGCAGCAAACCGAGCCCGAATGCCACGAGGATCAAGTAATGGATGAAAAGCAACTACACACGTGCAGCTACTACTGCATGCACCCGGCCTGCGTGATCGCTCAGCGTGATTTTTTACGGGATAAGGTCGAGCAACTTCAGGAAGATATTCGGCAATTGCTCATCGAAGAGCGCACGCAAGACGATTACAATCGCATTGGGATGGTCTAATCAATCATCTGCCTCTGCGGGGAACGGCTAGAGAATAAGATTCTTAGCAATTCCCGCAGCGCTTTCATAGCTCATTTTGCCTTTTTCTTGTCCCAGAACGACCAGCCAAAGCCAGCCAGGGTAGCAACAGCGCCGATCACGGCGTCAATAGTTCCGCCGTCGATGCCGTATTTCGCAGCAAATACGCCACCAAAAGTAGTCAAAAGATGGCGTGCAAGCGCCGAAAGTACAACTGCGTCCATAGTCTCCTCCTTAGTTAAACGATGTTACCGAATAGACCGTTTGTCCGCCGTTCCCAAAACGACTAGCGACCAACTGCTGCATGCGTGGTTTTTTGTTTTTTGCTGCAATCGCCACATGTACCCAAGCGCTGTACTCATCAATGATTTGATCGAACGGGCGCTTAAGCTTTACAATCTCTTTGCACACGGCTTGCACTGACAAGCCAGGCACAGTTATATCTGCTGCCAGCCCTAGCATATGTGCGCTACCGCTAGAGCCTCCGATGGCTCGGTTAACTTCCGGCGATCGGTAACCGCTAGACACCACAATCGGCCGGTCTATAGCGATCCTAAGCGGCTCTAATAAGTCAGCGCACAACCGCTCAAGATTGGCCACGATAGCATCGCTCGGCATATTGTCTAGGCCATGCCTAGCCGCGTACTGCGACGCGATTAGCTCGTCTAGCGTGAAATGGGCCGATAACTTCATGGCCCATGAGAGCACCAGAGTATCGCCTTGTCAAGCCCTACGCCGACGAATGACATCGTCTAATACGATGGTTGTCGCGTTTGTTTGGGTGTAGATTTTCTGCGCTTGTTTGGTGATCCAGAACGGAGCGAAAGCAGCCTGAGCCAGTGCGCCAGATACCAACAGGCCAATATAGACCCAGATCATGACATCCGACATGGCGTCCCATGATTCGCCTGATACCCATAAATATGTCGGAATGAATAGAGCGGAAAAAGCACAAATCCCCAGAATGGAAATGGCACCTCTGACTGTCCAGTGAAATTTTTTGTTGATCATGGTCATTCGGCAGAACGTTGACCACGCGAACCAACTCATAAACACGTAGTGGATAACGACCTGAGTCGTGCTCATTTTCTTTACTTCCTAGACAGCCAGTCGGCTATAAGTCGTGCTATTTCTCGATGCTGATTGACAGTGGCCGCTAGCACAAAGGCCGCTGTTGTTTCTGAAATCGGATGCGGTATCTCGACGAACTTATGAATCATATGCCCAACAAAAAGCGCAAGGCCACCAACCGTCGCTACTATTTTTAAGAGTAGTTTAATGGCTGCCCTGCGCGTTTTCGTTTCGCTATTTGTAATAGTGACCACCGCCCCGCATACAGCCCCGCCGGCCACTGCAACGATGGTCTCTATGTCCATCAGAGTTCCGCAGATATAGATGTGACGTTTAGGGTAGCTGAATAATCACTACCTGCGCCAGCAGCACAGACTAGCTGAGCGTGAACTAGACTTTGAGTCGATACAATCGTGCCGGCTGTAGCATTCACACCGCCTGACCATGAAACCGTAGTAGTGGTAGGAGCGTCTCTTAGGGTCGTCGGGAAATAGTAAGTCGCGTAGCTAGACGAGCCTGCCGCGCCGTAGAATCTGTAGGTGGGCGTTTCGTTTGGGTGTAGGTAGTACCGTTGGCAAAGCAGCCCCTCTATCGCTCGCGGTCGATGCTCAAAAGGAGTTGCAACGGCCCCAGGCTCGAGCTGTACGCCAGTGATGGCGAACACGTTGCCGATGGTGTCTAGGACGTTGACCTGGTTGGAGGTGGCGACGAAGTTGCCTGTCTGCCACGAGCCGGCCGTTGTTTGATACGTCGCGCCAGAAGCAAGTACCCAACGCACACGTAATCCGACGCCGTTTGTGAAATCCCACGTTCCTGCTGTGATTAGTCCGCCTGATACGGTGACAGTCTTAAATTCCCAAGTGTTTGCGGCCGCAATCGAATACTCAGCCACATATGAGCGGTCATCGGCAAAATTTCCTAAGCTGATGCAATGAGTCCCTGTCTTTGCAGACCTGACCAAGAATGACAAGGTGAAATCTCGACCGATCAGGTCGTTAATGTTAAAACCCTCGATTCTTTGGCCAATAGCGCAATAGTCACCGGCAGCGATGCTTGCATCCGCAGTTGTGACAGCTAAGCGAAGGCTATTTCTAAAGCCTGTAGGCGCGTCGGTTTGCTGGCTAGCAGTCAAAACAGCGGTGGATGACTTGCCGAAAACCCATCGGTCAAGACAGTACGCGCTATCAGCAATCGCAGCGAATGATGCACCGCGCTGGGATATATCCATCTTTCCATTGATGATGCGATTGCGCATGCCAAGCTCGTAGCCGCTGTTTGCGAGCATCGACGTCGTAATTTTTGTGGTTGACATGAATTAGTCCTTAGAGGTTGCCTTGGCTTACGGATTGATTGAGCGGCTCTTTTCAAACCATCCAGATGAGCCTTTTATTAAGGTAAGAATCGCCCCATTTGTCCCTGTAAAATTCACGCCACCAGATAGTCGAAGTGTTGCACTGCGTTGCACCGTCGCGTTCCCGTCAGAGAACAAAATAGTTAATTCTTGTCCTTCAATCCCATTTATAAAATCTGTAATTGTGTATGGGCTTGCATTCGACGGTATTTGTAAAAAACTGATTTGAGCAACACTAGGAGTCGTGCTTCCTGCTGTACCAGATACTCTGTTATGTGCGAATGCTGTGTATAACTTAAATGCAATGGCCCCGCCATTAAATAAGAATGACCCATAGACGGTGCTATTTGCCAGAAAATCTAAGTCATTAGAAGCATTTACCCTGACACCATATCCTGCACTGTCTCCTGCAGCATTCATCCATCTAAGCATCTGATTGTTGTTGAATGCAACGTCTGAGACAATATGCACTCGTACACCGCTGTACCAGACGATCCTTGATGGTTTTGCTCCGCCGAGCGATACGTGCATTGCTTGGCCAGAACCGGTGTTTATTGGGAATTCCTCCATCCCAATTTGAGCGCCATCCTGGAAGCTGTGAGCGATTGCAAACGTAGGGAAATTCCCGTTAACCTTGCCGTTCAAATAAGCAGTCGTTTGCGTAAACGAATGCGTGCCAGTTCCGGCTGAAGTCAAATCAATTGCCGAACCGCCCGCGAGTGTTGCTAGTGAAAAGGTGTTAGTAGTTGCCGATACAACGTAATAGCCGGTGTTTGCAGTAAGGCCGCCAATCGCTGTGCCAGTCGTCTCATATCTGACTAAATCACCGTTTCCAAACCCGTGAGCATTAGAGGTTACGGTATTCCCCGTTGTATCTACCGAGGACACTGTGGCCGCGGCGCTAGAAAGGTAGACTCCAAAATCTTGGTAGTTCGTTTGGTCAGACGTGTAGTCCGTACCAAATAACTTGAACGCTGATAACGTGCCGCTGGACACGCTGCCATTGGGCTCTACATATACACGCGTCGCGTTGTTCGGCCTGATGTCTTTAAAAGTCAGATGGCTATCTAATACACCCGGCTTTATAGATGTGTGAGTGAAAATCAGCCGACTATTTGACTCATCGTTTAGCACCACATTCAATGGTATTGTCAATAAAGCTTGGTTGTAGACCACTCCACGGTTAATTAAAACAACCCCGCCAGTGCTCGAAATCGAATTGATCGCTAATTGAACTTTGGCACTCTCATCTGAGCCATCCCCAACAGCACCAAAGTCCTTAACGCTAACAAAGTCGCTCGCGCGATTAGCAAGGCTACGTGTTTGTGTCATTTCATTGTCCTTAGACGTAAAGGTCGCTTGCCGGAAGCGTCTTAACTGCAATTTGCGTCGCAGACCCCAGCCGATTTTCAACGTAAATGACGCCAGATGACGAGCTGATGTTGAGCCGGTTATCCGTTCCAGTTGTTCCGGTAAGGACGCCAGTCGTCAGGTTAACGCCAGTTGATAGTGTAGTCATCGCCCAAACGCTGCCGGGAAATCCGGTGTATCCGATCATCCCGTGCGTAAATGAGCTACCGCCGGAAACTACGATTACACCGCCTGTAAATGTTGGTCTAAAGCTGACCACTGAATCATCGGGGATGGTGTAAATAAACCCTGACGAATACCTCGTTTGATATGCGAACGGATTAGATACGGCGTTTTGGAATTCGCATTTAACAGCATATAAAGCGCCATCATCACCGCCAGTCCGGGCATCCTCTGTAACGTAAAAAAGGTTAGTGCCTTCCGTCAGGTTGGTAGCCGTAGAAAAATATTGATTATTCCCAACCATTCCATAACGGGAGTATGTGTTGAATAGGATGGGCCTTACTGTAACGCCTGAATAGTTCCCGCCTTTGAAATTGATCTCGCAGTGTTCAATTTGCGCGTCATAGCACCGGAAAACACTGACAGTAGTATCTGCACCGAACACCACCATGTACTTGTTTAACTCGCCGTCTTCCCTTCGCACGCCGAACCGGCAATTTTTAACTTGCATTCCGCTGGATATTGCAGAATAAATCTGTTGCGGTTTGTTGCCGTCAAACTCGCAACCTTTAATTATAATTCCAGACGGGCACCCGTCGCTTACTAACGGGTTAATAAATCCACCATAGCTTAATGATGGGGTAAAATCACCGGAATACGCATATCCATTGAATCCAACACCGCAATTGCTCATCACAAACAAACCTGACGAAACAATGATTCCTGCGTCAGTATTCCAAATGACATAGACGTTTTTACAACTACAATTCGGAATTGCTTGATTTTGCGGGGCGTATATTCCGATTTTATTGTACGAAATAGCCGTGCTAACAAACGCCAAATTTACCGATGCAGTCATATCCGGGTTGTAAGCCGTATCAACATCGGCATGAAACCCATAAAGCGTGTGATTTTTAATAACTACGCGATCGAACACAAGACTCCAAAGTCCTCGAATCTTGATGCCGCTGCTGTTGGCTACTGAAGCATTTCCGATGATTGACAAGTCGGAAATTGTGCTCCCATCAGACCATACCTGATTACCATAGGTAGTCGATCCAACAGAGTGGTTGAAATCAAAACAATATCCAGACGCAACTCTGTTATCAAATACCGTGACGTCTGGGCCGTCTCCAATAATTCTTACACCTGGTCGTTTAA